ATATGAAAGGTGCAGGTTCCTAAATAACATTTTTGCAATATCTGGAAACAATGCAAACATTTCAATAGATTCAGGTGGCAACTTAACAGCAGCAGCAGGATCAAACTTTATACAACTAACAAATGCATCTGTTGACTTTAGTAAAAATTCTCCAACAGACGAGTTAAGACTTGCTTTTTCTGTTATTAACAAAGTCGGTTCAGCATCGACACTTCCAAAGTCTGTAAGAATTATAGTTGAATTTGCTTCTACAGGAACTTTTAAAAGTGGAAAATGGGCAACATTCGAAGCAGTTGTAAATGATACTGAAACTAATTTTGCAACCAATAGATATTTTGTTGTAAAGAAACAACTTCAGCAGTTACAGAAGAGTACTGAATTTTCCTGGTCAGAAATAAATACTGTAAGAATATATGCTTGTGTATTAAGAGAAGATGGCCTAACTCCAATTCCAACTTCTGACTTTTATGTTTGTTTAGACGGTCTTAGGCTTGAAAATGTTACAGCCAATAACTCTATATATGGATTGACTGGGTACTCGGTTATGAAAACTCCAGAAGCAAAAACAATTATTAAGTCAGCAAATACAACAAACTATATTGAATTTAGATTTGGTTTGGACGTGGTGTAATGGCAGATTCGGGAATAAAAAATATTATTGTAAAAAAAGAATTACTTGGTAAAGTAACTACAGAAAATGGAAGAATTGCAAGATTTAGATTGGTATCAGAAGACAAAAACAGGAAGTCTGCATGGTCTCAAATATTTGCAGTTAATTCTGAAATAGTCCAAGTCCTTCCAGGAGACATTAATGTTGTTGGTAATACAATCCTTGTAAACTGGTCCAAAGGATCTAAAACTTCTGCAGAAGAAAAGTACGATGTTTTTGCTTCATTTGATGGTGGAGACTACTCAAATGTAGGCATTGCAACTGGCACAAGTTATTCATTTTTAAAAACTGGGACTACTTCTGTAAAAGTATTAGTACAATTAGCATCTATAAATCCAACAGTAAAGCCTGCTCTCAAAATTTATGAATCTATAGTTAAGTCTCTGGTATAATTGTATTATGGCTATTTTACCTGTACCCGAAAGAGGACAACCGCTAGATGTTACATATATCTATCAGATTGTTAAGGCTGTTAATGATTTGTCTGAACAAATATCTCCAGGAGTATATAAATATGTCACCGTGGATACACCAACATCTGGAAAGCAAAGCGTAAAAGCCTCAGAAGCCCGTGTAATAGGTGGATATGTTCAGGTAACAACAAGTACAACACAAACTGCAGGATCATCTAAACCATTTTCTTATGCTTTTGGAACAGACTTTAAGTTTGCCCCAGTAGTTACAGCAACCCCAATTAATATTGGAAGCACTGATGCTGGAAAAGATGTTACGGTAACAATTAATAGTGTTTCAACTTCTAAAGTAGAAGGAACAGTTAAATTTAATACTGGTGGAGACACAAGCATTGGAATTAACCTAATCGTAGTTGGAATACCCAACTAATGATGTCGTGCAAAAAATGCAAAGGTAGAATGTTTATAGATAGGCAATATACGGAAATTAATCACCTGGAAGTATATTGCATGACTTGCGGAGTGAGAGTATTTTTTCATCCACCTAGCCACACTTTGGAGGGACAATGGTTACTAAAAAGGGAACTATTGAGAGCGAAAAATACAATGAGTTACCTGTAATACCAGGAAACAAAAAGGTTTGGTTTCTTAATGGAGACCTTGTTAGAACACATCACTACAATCACTCTAATGGAGTAATGTCTGTTTATAATATTACAAAAGATCAAATTGAAAGTTGTTTAATTAGTGATTTTAAAAATAAAAGAGAGCGAGCATATACAGTGGGTCAGACTGCTGATTTAGTTAACCGTCATAAAAAATATATGCCATCACTAATGAAACGAGGAGTCATCCCATTTCCAACTGGATCACAAAAAGGTGGGGCAAGAGGTTTTCAAGTAAGGTCATATTACTCGGAATCGCAAGTAAAAGAGATTCGTGATATACTTGCTTCATACCATATTGGTAGACCAAGAAAAGATAAATTAATAACAAATGATATTACGCCCAGCAAACAAGAGTTGACACGCAGAATGGGCGATGGTATACTTACTTATAGGAAAACAGAAGATGGTCGATTTGTTCCAATTTGGAATGAATCTATTTAACGAAGGGTATAAAATGGAAAACGAAGAGACAAAAGTATCTGTTACACTAGGATACACGCTTAACCTCGGTAACTTTCAATCACTAAGACTTGATCTTGGAGTTGTTGATTCAAAACGCAATGGAGAAAATATAGATCAGGCTTTTGAGCGTGTCTACAAGTTTGTTGAAGATAAACTTACAGATAAGATCAAGGAAGCACAAGAAGAGGCTGCCGAAGCATAATGGCCGAACGCAAAGACCGTATGGCTTTGCTTTCAAGATACAGCAAGTATCATACCGCAAGGTACGAATCAAAGCCATCTCTTAATTTAAATGTAGAGCAGTGGGCTTCTGATGCCCTTGTAGAGTCATATACACTGCCAGGATGCTACGATATACTTGAGTACTACTTTTCAGTTGCAGAGAATCCTTCTTGGAATTACTTTGCATATAATGCAGAAAAAATATTGCAGGCACAAAGAGATAAAGTTAAAGACATAGAGGAGCGCACAGAGCGCAGAAGACTAGCAAAGGAGTGGCTAAGTGAATAATGCAGAAGCAAAACTACTTACGGCTGTTTTAAGCGATAAGCAAATCCATGTTCTTCTTCAGGCTAATGTTGATAATCTTTTAAGAACTCACGGAGACATCTGGAATTTTATTAGGTTGTATTTTGAAAATAACTCTGTTCTTCCTCCAACAGAATTAGTTACTGAAAAGTTTAGAGACTTTGAGCCAGTGTCAGGTATCGGAGCAACCAAGCATCATCTTGAAGAACTTCAGGGAGAGTACCTTACCGACAGCCTTAAAGATATAATTAGATCTGCTGCAAGTGAGATCCAAAACAATAATGGAAACGGTGCCCTTAACGAACTAATAACAAAGACCTCAGAATTAAAAAAGAATACTTCTGCTATTCGTGATATTGATGTAACGGATCTTGAGTCTGCTATTGCATATTTTGAAAATGTTAAGAAACAACAAGCGCTAGGACTTTCTGGAATCAAAACAGGTCTTCCAGGGTTTGACAACTATCTTCCTTCTGGAATTATGCCAGGACAACTTGGAGTGTTTCTTGCTTATCCAGGAATTGGAAAGTCGTGGCTTGCACTTTACTTTGCTGTTCAAGCATGGAAGCAAGGAAAGTCCCCAATGGTAATCTCTCTTGAAATGTCTGAGACTGAAGTTCGTAATCGTGTGTTTACTATTATGGGTGAAGGTAGATGGTCTCACAGGAAGATTAGCAATGGTGAGATTGAAATTGACATGCTAAAGGAATGGCATGCAAAGAATCTTGCAGGAAAGCCAGAATTCCACATCATATCAAATGATAGTGGCGGAGAAATCAACCCTTCTGTTCTTCGTGGAAAGATTGATCAGTACAAGCCAGATTTTGTGATCGTTGACTACCTTCAGTTGATGGCTCCTAACCAGAAGTCAGACAATGAAACGGTACGAATGAAGAACCTCTCAAGAGAATTAAAACTAATGGCTATTGGTGAAGAAGTTCCAATTATTGCAATTTCATCTGCAACACCTGACGATGCCAACGACCTAAACAGTGTTCCAACACTTGGTCAAACATCCTGGTCTAGACAAATTGCCTACGATGCTGACTGGGTTCTTGCCCTTGGTCGTGCCACAAATAGTGATATCATTGAATGTGCATTCCGTAAAAACCGTAATGGATTTATGGGAGATTTCCTAGTCCAGTGTGACTTTGACAAGGGATATTATAGATATAAAGACTTTGAAGATAAGTAGTTATAATATGGTATGTCAGAAAAGAATGCTACCACTCATAAGTCTTATCATCATAAGTCGATTAAGCGTTTTTGCCTTGACGGAGTAATCTATGACGATTCAATGATCGGAAGACTCAAACAAGAGTATATAAGATTATTGATATCAGAAATGAAATTAAGTGGGTATGTGCCAAGAATTGATCTTGACCCAGACTTCACAATAAGGTATAATGATATAAAGAACTATTTTGAATTTGAACTATCGATACATGCAGTTTACGCAGGGAAAAGGAAAAGCGAATGGATAGCAGGAATAGACGGAGCCAATCCCATCTTTATTCAGCAGACCAAGTCAAGCGAGTACTTACAGGATCGGGTATTACCGTAGAGTCTGAACTTGATGCAGACTTCATGATCTTTTGTCCATTTCACAATAATCACAGAACCCCAGCAGGAGAAGTACAAAAAGGAAGCGGAATGTTCTTTTGTTTTTCTTGCCAAAAATCTGCAGACCTAATAGAACTAGTTATGCATACTTCTGGTAGAACATATTTTGAATCTGCAAGGTTTATAAAGAGTAAAGAGAAGTTAACTAATATTACTACAGAGATTGACAAAGTCCTTGTAAAAGAAGAAGTTTATAAAACATTTGATGAACTTATTATTAAAAGATTACACAATGGGTTAGTCGGTTCAGAAAGAGCAAGAAATTATTTTACATACAGAAAAATTGAAAAGCCTTCTTGCATAAAATTCTCATTGGGTTATTCAGAAAAGCAAGACATGGTAACCGTTCCAGTTCATAGTCCAGATGGGATCCCTTTAGGATTTGTTGGTAGGTCTATTGAAGGAAAAGATTTTAAGAATACTCCAGGACTTCCAAAAAGTAAAACACTGTTTAACCTGCATAGAGTTAAGAAATCTGATAGAGTGTATGTAGTAGAGTCTTCGTTTGATGCTATCAGACTTGACCAGGTAGGACTCCCAGCAGTAGCAACACTTGGTGCAAACGTATCAAGTACACAAATAGAATTGCTTCAGAAGTATTTCAATAACATTATTGTTATTGCTGATAACGATGAGGCGGGAGGAAACATGAAAGATAGAATAGTTGAAAAACTTTCTACTCGTGTTTCTGTTATTAAACTAAACAATCAGTATAAGGATATTGGAGATATGCCAGACGAAGAACTTCGGAATTTAGAGTTTCAGTTTGACAAATCAATATCTCTTATGCTAAACTAATATAACAAACAAAGGAGAAATATATGAGCGTAGTAAAGGGACTCAAGAACATTAATGCCCTGCTCGACAAGCCAAAGTATGAAAACGACGGGCCAAAGTTAAAGTGGCTAAAACTCGCTGATGGACAATCAGTTAAGATTCGATTTATCGAAGAACTTGATGAAGACTCAGCAAACTATAATGAAAATCGTGGACTAGCACTAGTTGTTAAGGAACACGTAAACCCAAAGGACTACAAGCGTAAGGCTGTAGATACAATGGAATCAGAAGGTCGTGACTGGGCAGAAGAAATGCACCGTAAGGATCCAAAGGCTGGATGGCGTGGCCGTCTTCGTTTCTATTGCAATGTCCTAGTTGACGATGGTATCGAAGCACCATATGTTGCAATTTGGTCAATGGGTATCAGCAAGCAGTCATCATTCAACACAATTCGTGAGTATGCTCTTGAAACAGGAAGCATCTCAAACGTACTATGGAAGTTAAAGCGTAATGGTCAGGGAACTGAAACCAATTACACACTTATTCCATCTGCACCAGATAAGGAACCATTTGATTGGAAGGCCATAGAGCCTTATCCTCTTGAGTCAGCACTCAAGAAGATTCCTTATGCAGAACAAGAAGCGTTCTATTTGGGCTTTGATGGCCCATCTGCCACCTCAGCAACTAACGCTGATTGGTAATATGAACTACGTAGGCTTACATGTCCATACCCATTTTAGTTTATTTGATGGGATTGCTACTCCAGAAGAATATGTTGACCGTGCAGTTGAGTTAGGGATGCCAGCAATTGCCATCACTGACCACGGTACTTTGTCTGGGCATAGGGAACTGCACCGTATTGCAAAAGCAAAGGGCATTAAGCCAATTCTAGGTCTAGAAGGATACATGTGTGCAGACATATCTGATACACGAGATAAGTCTGAAAGAGAAGGTCAACAAGATCTTGTCTACAACCACATTATCCTTCTAGCCAAGAATCAAATTGGTTTGGAAAACCTTAACAAGATTAGTGAACTATCGTGGACAGATGGTTTCTTTAAGAAGCCAAGATTTGACTTTACGATTCTTGAAAAGTATAAAGAAGGAATTATAGTAACCTCTGCTTGTCCAAGTAGTGTACTTGTAAAGGCATTAGAGGAAGAAGAGTTTGCTCTTGCTAAGAAATACATATCTTGGTTTAAGGAACGCTTTGAAGATGACTACTACATTGAAGTCATGCCTCACAACGAAGCACACATTAACAAATATTTAATTGAACTAGCAGATGAGTTTGGAATCAAAGTTGTTGTAACACCAGACTGCCACCATGTTGATCCGTCGCAAAAAGAAGTTCAAGAGTTTAAGTTGCTCATGAACACACACGGCAAGTTCGTAAAAGATGCAACATATGAAAAGTCAAAGAAAAAAGGCAACATGATGGAACGCCTTGACTATCTTTATGGCGAAGACCGTCAGATAACATTTAATAAGTTTGATATCCACCTACTATCATACGAAGAGATCAAGGCAGCCATGGAATCGCAGGGTATTGATCGACCAGACATCTACTCAAACACACTCTTATTAGCAGAGACAGTAGGAGACTATGGCATTCAAGAAGGACTAAACCTTCTTCCAGTACAGTACAAGAGTCCTGATAAAGAACTTGCCAAGGTTGCGCTTGAAGGTTTGGCAGAGCGAGGTTTGTCAGAAAACCAAGAGTACCTTGATAGACTTGAAGAAGAATTACAGATTATTAAGGACAAGAAGTTTGCCCCATACTTCCTTGTTGTAAGTAACATGATTAACTGGGCTAAGAAGGAAGAGATTATGGTTGGGCCAGGTCGTGGATCATCTGCTGGTTCTCTTGTCTGTTATGCATTAAAGATTACAGATATTGATCCTATTGAACACAATCTTTTGTTCTTCCGATTTATTAATCCAGAGCGTAACGACTTTCCAGATATCGATACAGATATTCAGGATACTCGTCGTGAAGAAGTTAAAGATTATCTTGTTAGACAGTATCGACATGTTGCATCTATTGCTACATTCTTACAGTTTACTGGAAAAGGAATTGTAAGAGATGTTGCACGAGTACTAAACATACCTCTTTCAGATGTTAATAAAGTACTAAAGACCGTAGACACTTGGGATGACTTCTGCACATCTAAATCAACACGAGAGTTTCGTGAGAAGTATCCAGAGGTAGAGGTTTATGGAGAACAACTTCGTGGTCGAATCCGTGGAACAGGCATTCACGCAGCAGGTGTTGTAACTGCAAAGGAACCAATTTTTAGATATGCACCACTTGAAACAAGATCATCTACTGGATCTGATGAAAGAATTCCTGTAGTTGGTGTTGACATGGAGGAGGCTGAAAGAATTGGTTTAATTAAGATTGATGCTTTGGGTCTTAAAACTTTGTCTGTTCTTAAGAATACAATCGACATAATCAAAGAGCGAGATGGCAAGAAGATTGACCTTCTCAAGATCAAGATGGATGATGCAAATGTATATCAGATGTTATCAGACGGACACACAAAAGGTGTGTTCCAGTGTGAAGCAGCACCATACACAAACCTTCTTATTAAGATGGGCGTTAAAAACTTAAACGAACTCGCAGCATCAAACGCTCTTGTTCGGCCAGGTGCAATGAATACTATTGGAAAGGATTATGTTGATCGTAAACATGGTCGTCAAAATATATCTTACACACACCAAGTACTAAAGGAATTTACGGAGGACACTTATGGCTGTATTCTTTACCAGGAACAAGTTATGCAAGCATGCGTACACCTTGGCGGTATGTCCATGTCGGAAGCAGATAAAGTTAGAAAGATCAT